TGATCGTTATTAAATGCCATAATTTGAACTCTGTATACCAGTATTATTATTCAGTGTTGTTGTCACTGTGCCGTTGGCTCGTATTCTCGATGCTGTTATTTCGCTGATAATTTCAATATCGTTAACTGTTGCTGAACTGATAAAGATTTCATCAGAGTTAGATTTAATTTCATACAGACTACCAAAACTTAAACTTGGGTCTTTAGGAACAATTATTATATTGCTGATATTTGGAGCAACTCTATTCATTATATAAGTTGTCAACTCAGCAAAGAAGAATGTGTCTCCAAATTCCCAATTTTCAATTGCAAAAAATTCGTTTATTGCATTTGTCACTGAAGATTTGATATCGCTGTCACTGACTGATACATTATTATTTTTAACTATTTTAAATGTTGCTTGTAGACTTGTAGGTGCAGTTGGGCCAAATATTTCTTTATATTTCACAGGATGGTATATAACTTCATCACTGATCGCTTTAACTTTTTGCAGTGTTGTTCCAAAGTTAATAAAAAGTGCATCACTACTCGGTGGCAGTGGTTTTGCAAGACTTTCTTGTTTTACCCAACGGCGATATTCTGTGTCATATGCCTTTGTTAAAACATAGACATCCATGATGTTTGTGGCGCTGGGATCTAATCTAGCACTACTGTCTGCACTATGTACATATTGAAACTTTATGTCGCCGCGGCCAAAGAACCCTCTATACTCATTGGTTACTTGGAATTGAGGCTGACCAGTTCTAATAAATCTTTTTACTAGTTTATCATCTAAACAATATACTAGTTGTCCTTCAGCAATCCCCCCTAGTACACTGGTGTCAATTTCTGTTTGTGTATTGTACGTAAGGATTAAATCGTCATCGTTAGCGATATAAAAATAATCCGTGACGCCGTCAAGACCAGTTCGACGTTGTTGAAAAATAAGTTTTTTAGTAGGCTCAACGCTGGTTTCTACAATTCTTTCAAAAATTTCAGGATCATCAATTACACCGTCTTCGTCTTTGTCGGTGAATGTTACACTGATTTTCTTACTGTCAATGTAGCCGTCAGCACCCTTAAACTCGTCAAGAATTTCCCAGTCATAATTTCTGTTCAGCGGATATACATCTAGTGGTTTAGTATTGATACTTAATACGGAAATTTTATCTTTGACAATTTTTCCAGTATTAGTATCATAAATTTTGTCGCCGCTGTCGAAAAAGAATCGAACTTCCTTGATGCTTTCAAAAACATATCTAGTAGAACGATTAGTAACTGTGTATGTTTCGCCGTCAGTTTCGAATAAAATTAACCAACTTGCATCAAGTCGTTGATTACTGATGTCGCCTGTTTTTCCTAAACTAAAATTAGACAGTTTATCTACATTGGATTCAGTGATAATTTTCCATGCTGTGTCAACAGCATCGTAGCGTAATGCAAATTCTTTTTGTGCAAATATTAAATCAAATATTCTATTTCTTACACTGTCAGATATTTCTCTAACAAATTTAGGAATAATGTTTTGTAATTCTGCCGCAGATGGTATTAATTCATTAAGTTTAATTGGTCCGTCACCGTTTGGTAAAGTATTTGTTGCACCAAAAACTCCGCTGCCTGTGATGTTAACTACCTTTGTCCAGATATAAGGCTTTTCGCCTGGCACTACGGGCGCACTATTTGCAATGAAATTATTTTTAGAATCAAACGCTCTAAATCCTGGAGGCGGAACAAACTTTAACAAACTGTCGTTTACTGCATAACGAAGATTCGAACTCGTGAATGCACCGACTGTCCTAGATTCCCCTGTGGTATTGTTTGAGAAAAATCCCGTTGATAAATTTGTGGCTTTAGTGATACGGTTCCATGCAATGAACGGAACGCCCAAGTTAATACTTGAGAAATTATCTAAATAAAAATCATAAACTGTTTTCTTTTTAAGCACAGGTATAATTTGATTTACCACAACACTTTCAATTTCGCTTTTTGTTGCAAAACTAAAATTAAATGTTTCTGTAAAATTTTCTTTGTAAATAATTCCATCTGTTCCAAATAGATTTGTACTGCTATATTTTCCAGTTACATCTTTTAAATCAAAGTATCGACTGATTCCTGAACTTGATCTATTGACAGATTTTACTTTTAAAATTTCCTGGCTGACGCTCAGTGGTAGGATATTATAATCCTCTCCTGTTATCATTCTATTTTGAGTATAGTACGTGCCTGGAGCATTTTGTTTAATAGAATCAGTTGACTCTTGCGAACTGGCATTGGTAACTGTGTATTTTAATGATAACACAATTGATAGAGTTTCTGCCTTACCATTACGATTCAAGTAAGGGATATCTATGGTAACACTTTTTATATTACCTGGAGAAATCTTATATGCTAGACCGTTGCTGATGCGATAATATGCTTTAAATGATCCTTGTGGAAGATCTCCAAACACACCATCGGCAAATGCTAATCTAACACGGTCATTAGACCTAGTTTGTACACTATAAAGTTTTCTAGAATTTCTTTGTGTAGAGTTATAAATGATGTTATTTCCAACAATTGATTCTACCTGTGTCCATAATACCGACTCTACGCCTAGTGTATTAGTACCGTACAACCAAATGTCAGTGTTATTAATACCCGATGAATCTAAATCTACAACTTCGTTGGGTGTAGGACGATCTACTACAAAGTTTCCTTCTTCTAGTGTGCCTTGACGGAAGTGTAAAAAGAATCCAGTGTTACTACTTGCTGGGCCACCGCCATCATCTCTATATAAAAATGCTAGGTTATTTCCTGGAAGCGGTGCTTCTTCGTATATTGAATCTGAATCTTTAAACACTGTAGAAACAACATCAAAGTCCATGGTGCGGCCATCGATGTTTTTAGTAAAACTGTATACAGGTATTTCTGTGTTTAATCCGTTAATCCTATATTGTTCTGTTGCTACGCCACCAATAACTTTTTTATCCTGAGGACGGCCAAATTGTATTATCTCGTTCATCGACGAATTAATAATCTTAATAAATTGTTCATACCAATTGGCATTACTGGGATCATTCCACAGCACTGTTTGTCCAGATAAGTTTCTACCGTTGCTGTCGATAATTTCTTCAGTGGTACTTAAAGCAGAGAACTTTAATAGACCGTTGGCAGGAATATTTCTTTTGGGGTTGTAGGATAGCAGACGTGCTAGACGTAGAACGCTTTCTCTGCGTTCTGCTAGTTCAAGGAAGTTATCACGAGCATTTAAATCGAATCTGAATGCTAGGTTTTGACCTAAGAATGCAATAAGATCAATAAGGGCCAAGTACTCACTGGACTCAATGTAATCGTTAAAATCTTCCGGATAATTTTCACGCAGGTACGCAATCATCGTACGGCGTAAGTTGTCAAAGTCGTAACTTTGAAAGTCTGCATTACGGAAACTCTGGTAGATTTTTGTCCAGTCTTCCGCGGCAATTAATCGATTTTGTCTATCTATGCTACCCATATATGTCCCTCACATGTTATTTATCGTGTAAGAAAATGTGGGTAGTTAATTTATAGAATACTGTTGGCTTCGTCGAATCTAAAACGTAGACTTTCTGATATGTTATAGGGCAGATAAGTTAGATCGCATTCTATTTGTAGGCCGCTTTCATACTCACTTACTGTGATATCTACTACTCGAACACGGGGATCGTAGTTAATGATAGACGTTACATCTTCTATAATTAAATCTCTTACTTCGTCGGTCAATGGTTCAAATAAAACATCCCAGATAATTGTTCCAAAATCTGGATTTTCTAATTTTTCGCCTTTTCGAATGTGAAAGTGATTGGTAATATCTTGTTTTATCAATGAAATATCATACAAAGGAAACGTGCCAGAATCTGCAACTGTACTGATTCCCCTGTAGGTACGGCTAGATACAATACTGGTTTTTCTAGCAGACGGAACACTAATTCTAGAAACAAGATTTTTTTCGATATTCATAACAGTATTTATTTTCCAATTTTCCTAAATGTATCAGGTGTTGATGATAACTTGCCATCTGTGGGTTTTGCATCAGGGGTGTGTCCTTTAGGATTTAAATTTTCGTGACCACTCCAGGGTTCTGCTTGTGGTACTCTGCCTGGCTTATTGCCTGCGCCGGCTGTTGCGGCTGCAGGACCGTTCATATGAATCTGTGCGGCTGTTTCTAAATGGTTTCCTCCGCTGTTGATATTTGTTGCTCCGCTGGTTGTAATCAGTGTGTCTGCTCCACTGACAATTTCCATGGCTGCACCGCTATCTAAATGCATGTTGTCTCCAGATAAAATGTTAACTTTGCCACCAGCACTCATATTGATATCTCTATCAGCAGTGATGTTTAAGTCATTTTTTGTATGTATACTGACACTGTCTGCGGCATAGATATCTAATTTACCATTGCTGGTCAATTCTATCCATGTGGTGCCTTTGGCATTGCCAATGTAGATTAAATCCTCGGTGTTGTGCAGTAGAATTTGATGGCCTGTTCTAGTACGAATCCTTACTAACTCATTGTGAGGTAATGTTGGATCTCCGTCTTTTGACAGTTCAACGTTGACATATTCTGGAGGACCTTCACTGGCTGGAGTTTTACGCAACAATGTTGGATCACCATCATCCATGACAAACGTAGAACCACCTAATCTGCTTACAAATGCGCCCGATACTTTGCTTTCGTAATGGCCGATGGATCCTGTTTTTGCACCGCTACGTCTATCAACTGGTCCGGGCGTACTAATACCAAACACCATGCTGGGCATGTCTCTGCGAGCACTAGAGGTAGTAAGTCCTCTTGTTTCGTCTGTGGCTAACCCTTGTTGTCCCAACACTGAGTTAAAAGGATGTACTGGTTTTTTAATTAGTGTTGTGTCTGTTTGCACAGTGTCATTTGTTTTTTTATTCCACTCTGCAACTACTTTCTTACCTTTGCCGCCAGGATCATTGTGTATTTCTGTTGCGGCTAATCCTGGAACCATGAAGTTCATGAATTCATCTTGCACACAACCTATCCAAAATCCTTGCTTAATGTCGCCTTCAACAAACACACACAGTACTGTACAGCCTACGTCTGGAGGCACTGCCCAAAACCCGTAACTTTTTTGTGTTCCGTTAAAATTATTATTTTTATCAGTGCTGTCTGCATTTGTAACCCCGTAGAAAGGACTTAGATATTTCACAGGTATCGTTTGACCTTGACGATTATAACTGTTACCCACTTCACGTAATAATTGTACATGTAGTGTTCCCATGTACTTGGGATCCACATTGCTTACAACTCTTGCAAGATAAGGACCTCCACTAAATTTGTGTTGTTTTTCGGATGATCTTTCAGGTACGCCCATAGTAATCCTTGATGTTTAAAAATGTATGCATATTCATTCGTTTATATCTTGATTTTCGTTAGAGTCTTTAGGTTTAGTCAACGTAGATACTATTCTATTTTTTATTATTCCAAGACGTTCAACAAACGACTTTCCAAATGATGTCGGTGAGGTTGGATTAGCAGTTGCTGATCCAGAGCCTCCATCATCGTTGGCTAGATCTGATCGATTAAAGGCTGCTACTCTCTGATTAGGCGTGTTGGCGGGCAAATCGCGAGCCTCAATTGCAGGGCGCGAATCGATAGCGGTTGCTTGGGCGGCTCCTGAAAATGCTACAGCGTCGTTGGTATCTGTACTGCGCACTAGTGTAACTGGTGCAGGATTGTTAGTAGTAGATACTGGTGCTGGTTTATTAAGGGCTTCAGCAGTTTGATTACGTCGACGCATTAATGACAATTCTTGAGTAAATTTGCCGCTGTTGAATCGATGTTTGACTTCGTTGACTTTATAAAGTCCGCTAAAGTGCCTAACTATCGATGTGTCTCCAAAGTCCATTAGTCCTGTAGAACTATTATAATCTATTGGTGTTCTAAAGACGATTGCTATATCTACTTCGCCGCTTTGATAATCCATGGTTAAATCTTTAGTGACGTTGAACGACCCTGTTCCAGTACTACTAAAATTCCCTAATCCACTGTCGGCAAGAAAATAGGGATCGCCCATTATTGTGAAATTAGGAATCATTACTAGGTCTGTTGCGGCATCATTTAATGCTCGTTGAAAAGCCTGGGCAACTATTGTTCGTTGATCTGCGAAGTTTAGACCACCGTTGGTGTTACTTGGAGGTGTTGGAGGATTATTTTGCGGCCTTCCATGACCTCTTTCACCATGGTAACTACTAGAACCAGAACTATTATCACTAGCAATTCTGCTTGTATCAGAATCAGGAGTAGCACCTAGTCTACCGTTGTCGGTGAGATTTTTGTTATTATCAGCACCTTTGGCCATGGCGTTAAACATTGCTTGTTTGAATTCTATATTAAAACCTAAAACTTCTGTGTTTTTTCCTGTGTAAAGGTAGTCATATTCTTTGGCAACTTCTGTTGCCAATTCAGCAAGACCGGCGGGTTCTGCCCCGTTCGCTGTATTTTTTTCACTGTGTACTAGATAAGGAACAACTTTGAAAACTAATAATTTAGGTAAGTTATTATCTCCAAGATTGCCGTCTTTAGGCGGTTGATAATGAACTTCTGATTCTATCCTAAACCAAGGTATCATTCCTTTTGGGTCTGCTTTTTGTGCGTCCAAGCCTGCTCTACAATATTTGCTGTGTAGTAGTATACTAGAAATAGCATTGACGATACTGGTGCCCTGACTGTACTGAAACTGTCGTTTGTTTTTATCATAGGTAACTTTATTTCTAGATATAGGATTTGCTGGATCTACTTGAATGTCATCTTGATCGTTACTCCCACTTTCGCCAGTCAAACTATTATCAAATTGTAAAATACTTTTACCAATCTGATTTAAATCATCACTTTCTTGTATTAAATTGGCTGCAGAAGTTTTTCTGCTTACTGTGGATGTTACCGGCGGCGCATTTGGATCTGCTTTGGCAACTCCAGTATTCGGTAATGCTAGTGCTCCGCGAAAATATGATTCGCCGGTTTCAGTATTTATTGCATTATTTGCAAATCTAGTAGTAATAGTGCCGTCTGTTGGATCGATCGGTATACCTAGGGCATTGCCTCTTTGATCAACAGTTTGTAATTCATTTATTTTAGGAAATATGATTACTACTTCGTCAAAGGCTGTTGGTGCTGTTGTATATTTGGATGCATATTCTTGAAGTCTTTTATTAACAATAGTTTGCAAACTACGCTCACCAGATTGTAGTGCTTCTTGAACTGTCGATCCTTCAACGGCAATGTCATGTTCGAATAGGTTAAAATTATTTAAAAATGCGGCAAAATTAGAAGGCTGGGCTTGTACTTTATAAACAGATCCTCCGGCCGTTGTTGTCATCGCAATATCTCTAAAAGTGAACGGAATATTACGAGTAGTATTTGGTATTGTTGTAGATTTTCCGTCAGAGTCGTAGCCTATGAATTCAATAGTTAACAAAAATACTGCCGTCATATAACCAGTGGACGTGGGCCACCCTTGCGCATCGGCAGCATTCTGACACGCTTGCATGAATAATCCCATACTATAAGGTTCGTAGACATCAAAGGTTATATCATGGCCGTTGGATGCTTGTGTGGCCTGATTAAACGTTATCAGCGAACTTATTTCAAGATTATTGATACCAAAGTCATATTTTCCTGTTGGGTTTTCTTTTGTTGTTATTGCCGTCTGACCTGCTAGATCTCCGGCACCTGAACTACGTAAAACTATTACTCCAAGGTTCCCGTTTTTATAAGATGCCTTAGGATCACTATGCATGGCAGAAGTAATACAACTTAGTGTTATAACAGCATTGTAACTGGAAAATGCTGACAACACATTAGTAAATGGGAGGGGTATCGGTGGTTTCTTTTTAGCAACGGTGCCAATGGTTACTTCATTGCCGATTCTAGTTGCTTCTAACGATCTGTTGCTGCCGGTTGTTGCTCCTGGATTCTTTGCAGTTTTATCGTCTGCGGGTTTACCTTTTTGTTCAGTTTTATTACCTGGTGGCGGTGGTGCTTTTCCGCTGACTGCGGCGGCGGCTCCATTATAATAAGTAGACACTCGTGTGCCCGCGCCGTCTGTTCTATTTGGATCAACATTGACGAAATCTGTGTACCCTTTTACGCCTGCGGCGTGGGCTCCCATGAGATGTCCTGCTACTTCATCAGGGGGCATTTCTGGTTTTATTACTTTGTTAGCAACCAATGCTTGATAGTTCTTTTGAGTAACTCTATCAAATGCTTGATCTTGTATTTCTTTGGCCTTGTCGCCTGTTAAAAAGTTTTGTAGACTGCCTGGCGGATCTTTCCAGTTGGAATTATTCTCCATGAAGGCTTTATGTCCCGCGGCTCGTTCTAGTTGTGTCTTTCCAAATGTCTCAAACCCAGTAGGGCCACTATCACTTTTAATTAACCCTGCTTCTTTTGCGTAACTGGCGCCCATTTGATAAGCGCCCCTATAGCCCGAGTCAACATTATCAGCAACTTTTTTACCTTTCTCAAATAATGGAGTACTTTGAAGGCTGGCATAGTTGCCGCCGCTTTCTTTATTTTTAATCCACTGACGCATCTTTTCATAGTTCTCGGCGCCCATTCGCTGTTGTGCTGTGGTCATTGATTATAACCCTAACAATTTAAACAATCCGCTTTTTTTAGGAAGAAATATTTCTACACCTGATCTAAAATCAAAAATAGGATCTCTAATTTCGTCCATGTTGCGTTGTGCAAATACCCACCATAACTTTGGAGTACCGTAGAGATAATTGGCCAATAGATCCGGTCTGTAATTAAACTGTGGTTCAATCACATAAAGAATATCATCATCCTGTGCGGCTACAGATCTGATATTAAAATATCCCAATAAACCTGAACTTAGATTAGTCCTAGCCCATGGACTAGTGTTAGGGTATTGTACAGACATTAGATAAATCCTTTTCCATTGATTAATTTTCCTGTGGCAAAATCATTTAGATTAAACTTTCTAACGGATTCTCTACTGTACATAGGCAACAACGTCACCGTAAAAACACTTTTTACAGGCACATAGCCAGTACCTTTTGCACTGGCGTCTATTTCACTAGGTGCTAAAAAACCGCTAGGAATATAATCAACATCTTTAGGCAGTTCTACTGAAAACTGTGTAACTGCCACAGGTACATTTTTAAACACATAATCACCGTATCCGTTTAACTTGATGATGGGTGGAGGCGATCCGGCGTTTGGACCTTCACCAGAAAACATTTTAGTCATAGTTCTAAAAAAATGTACACCGGCAATCCAGTATGCCGCATCAAAAGAAGTTTCACAGTAAAAATCCCCTACAATAGTAATTTTGTCCAGTTTACTGTTTTCATAGGCAGAAAACGGATAATTATTATGTATAGGATCCATCGAAGAATAACTTGCAGAATGTGTTAGGGTAACCGAAGGTGTATAGGGAAAAATAAACCCGTTGGTGTTTACGATCGGAGTTAAAATAGGATTTTGAAATCCAAAGATTGCATTTTTAGGCGGCGATTTCCAAGCATCTATTGGGGGCATACTTAATCTAACTCGCCAGTCTGTACTGTTGCTTTGTACAAAGTTGGCTTGACGTGAACCATAGACTCCGTCACCTTCTGCACCTGGAGACACTGTATTACTACCAGGAGCACCAAACAACTGCCGTACTCCTTGTACAAGTCCTACTCCTGATTTGATGGCGCCGCCAAAACTGCCCCCAATACTGGTGCCAAAATTATCAGCGCCTTCTAAAAATTTATTAATACCCTGTGTCATGTTTGGCTATCTCCGTTACATATATTTATTGACTTTATTATCTGCTGAGTTTATTATAGCATAGAGGAGTTCCACAATAAAAATGAAAAAAGTTAACTACTTAAACAACAAAGATTTATTGGCAGAAATACACAAAAGTAAAAATTCGTATTCAAGTTTTACCAAACAAGAATACCACCAATACGATTTGATCTTGCCAAGTATTGAAAAAATCAACATACGCACAGTGGCAGAGGCCAAACGTGTTCGAGCAAAGCGGCTGGCCCAGCAGGCTTTCGAAGCAGCCAAGGCCGTTGACCCAAAGGTCAAACTTGCAGAGTTTGAAGTCGATTATAAAAAGATCGAGAAAACAGATGTAGTTTTTAGAATCATGACCTACGAGCATATTCCAGATGAACCAGGAAGAAAAAAGAGTGTCAAAAGTGCGGCTGATGCCAAGGCCAAGGTAAACTTTCCAGCGTTCCAACATTGGAAGTTTGACGACAACGACAACTTGGAATGTGTAGGCAAAAGTCACTGGACGGGTGGTGTAAAAACTGGCAAGTTCAGCAAAGAGCACGGACAGATCACCAACACCTTGGCTCGTATGTATATTAAACTGTGTGAGCGGTATGCTACCAGGGGCAACGTTCGCGGATACACTTACAATGAAGAAATGAAAGGTCAGGCAATTCTTCAACTTACACAAATTGGACTACAATTCGATGAATCAAAAAGTGATAATCCTTTCGCATATTTTACCGCCGCGGTTACTAACTCGTTCGTGCGTGTCATCAATATCGAAAAGAAAATGCAAAACATCAGAGATGACATCCTCGAAATGAATGGTATGAACCCTAGCAACACTAGAATGGTCAACCACGAATATTCAAATGCTATGAAACGAGAAATTGACACTTCAGTCGAAACACCCGCTGAGGATTGACTTCACTTTAATTTTTTGCTACACTACTAGGACTTATGTTTAAAAAAATTGCTGCCTTTACAGATATCCATTTTGGATTAAAATCAAATAGTACCACACATAATCAAGACTGCGAAGACTTTGTAGATTGGTTTATTGCTGAAGCAAAGAAAGAGGGCTGTGACACTGGCATCTTCTTAGGCGATTGGCATCATAATCGTAACAGTCTCAACATGCTAACTATGGTTTCCAGTGTTAAAGCATTGGAAAAACTGGGCAAAGCCTTTGATCAGTTCTATTTCTTTCCTGGTAATCACGACTTGTATTACAAAGACAAGCGTGATGTGCATTCAGTGGACTGGGGACGTCATATTCCCGGAGTTACTATTGTAAATGAGATTACCACCATAGGAGATACAACTATGGTGCCTTGGTTAATAGGCGAAGAATGGAAAAAGATGGAGAAGTTAAAGAGTCGATATGTATTTGGACACTTTGAACTGCCGTTGTTTATGATGAACGCCATGGTACAGATGCCAGATCACGGCGAACTACAGGCCAGTAATTTTAAGAATCCTGAATATGTGTTCTCAGGCCACTTTCACAAGCGACAGGCCAAAGAAAATATTGTCTATATTGGCAATGCATTTCCGCACAACTATGCAGATGCGTGGGACGATGACAGAGGCATGATGATACTAGAGCACGGTGGAAAACCAGAATATCGTATTTGGCTAGACGCACCTAAGTTTAAAACTGTCAAACTGAGTCAACTCATTGACGAAGGCGATGATCTTATCAAGAGCAAAACTTATCTAAGAGTGGGCATTGACATTGACATCAGTTACGAAGAAGCCAGTTACATCAAAGAAACATTTTTAGCAAACGGCGATCTGCGAGAACTTACACTTATTCCTGAAAAGAAGGAAGTAGAAATCAACAACGACATTGATGTTGAACATTTTGAAAGTGTGGATCAAATTGTCAGCAATCAAATTGCCAACATTCAAAGCGACAACTACGACTCCAAAGTGTTGCTTGCAATCTATAATAACCTATAACAGATGATAAAATTAAAAGATTTAACTGTAAAAAACTTTATGAGTGTGGGCAATGCCACACAAGCGGTTAATTTCTGCACAGAGCAGTTGACATTGGTGTTAGGTGAAAATCTAGACCAAGGCGGAGATGACAGCGGAAGTCGTAATGGCACTGGTAAAACTACCATTGTCAATGCATTAAGTTATGCACTGTTTGGACAAGCACTTACAAACATTAAAAAAGATAACCTCATCAATAAAATCAACGGTAAAAACATGTTGGTCACTGTTGAGTTTGAAAAAGATGGTAAACTTTATCGTATCGAGCGTGGGCGTAAACCCAACGTGCTTAAATTTTATATCGATGATCAAGTAATCGACGATCAAGATGTTGACGATGAAGGACAAGGCGACAGTAGAGAAACACAAAAAGACATTGACGAACTGTTTGGCATGAGTCACGACATGTTCAAGCACATTGTTGCGTTAAACACCTACACTGAACCGTTTCTTTCTATGAAGGCCAATGACCAACGTGCCATCATTGAACAACTGTTGGGTATTACTCTACTCAGTGAAAAAGCAGAAATGCTCAAGGAACAGATTAGAATTAGCAAAGACGACATTCTACAAGAAAGTGCTAAAATTGATGCTGTAAAGAAAAGCAATGACAGAATTCAAGAAAGCATCAACAGTTTAAAGTTAAAGCAAAGTGCATGGCAGAAAAATAAAGAAACAGATATTACAAAAATTCAAAAAGCCATTGACGAACTTGCTGGTGTAGATATTGAGCATGAAATCAATCAACATGCTCTTTTAAAAACCTATGACGATCATGCGGCTAAAATTAAAAGTCTTAACAAAGAACGTGCCACTCTAGAAACTGCGCTGATGCAGGCAGATAAGACTGTTAAAAAATATGAAAAAGAAATTGCAAAATTAGCAGACAACAAATGCCCTGCCTGCGAACAAGACCTGCACGATCACAAGCATGAAGAAATGATCAAGTCTGCTGAAAAGAATTTGCTTGAAGCAGATATATACATGTCCGATGTTGCTGGAAAATTAGAAGTCGTAATAAAAGAACTGGACGGTATTGGAGATATCAACGGACGACCAGTGTCTTTCTATGACACATTGGACGAAGCATACAATCATCGCAGTAATTTAGAAAATCTAGGTACTCAATTAGAAAATAAACGCAATGAACTAGATACCTATCAAGAACAAATAGAAGATTTAGAAAATACTGCACTGCAAGATGTTTCGTGGGACTCCGTTAACAGTTTGACCTTGATGAAAGATCATCAAGAATTTTTATTAAAACTGTTGACCAACAAAGATTCGTTTATTCGTAAGAAAATTATTGATCAAAATCTTGCTTATCTCAACAACAGATTAACCTACTATCTTGACAAGGTGGGTCTTCCGCACAGCGTGGTATTCCAAAACGACTTGAGTGTTGAGATCACACAGTTGGGGCAGGATCTAGACTTTGATAATTTGAGTCGCGGCGAACGTAATCGGTTAATACTTGGATTGTCATGGAGTTTCCGTGACGTGTGGGAAAGTTTGTATCAAAACATCAACTTGTTGTTCATTGACGAACTTATTGATTCAGGTATGGATGCTGCCGGTGTTGAAGGCAGTCTGGGTATATTGAAAAAGATGGGTCGTGAAAGACATAAAAACATTTACTTGATCAGTCATAGAGATGAACTGATCGGTAGAGTAAACAATGTATTAAGAGTTATTAAAGAAAACGGTTTTACCAGTTATAGCAACGACATAGAAATTCATGAGTGACGAAATAGAAGACAGTTTGCATGACAAAATTGTCAAGGCATTTATTAGATACTGTACAGCCAACGAGAAATTTGAAAACTTTGGATATATTCAAAGTGCTAGAGATGCTCGTGCGGCTCTCAACGACATTTCACCACTGATCAAACACAGGCGCAGAGAGATACAAGACACAAGAATTAAAATGCACGGGAATCCCATGTTGGGCATCGAGCCCACGGAACCCAGCGAACGCAGGCAAAGAAAAATAGACAGGCAACGCCAAAAAGAACAGGCCAAGGACGACACAGACACTAATTAACATTGTGCTGTGGACGTATCAAAATCAACCCGTAGAAGAGATTCCAGAAGGCTATATTGGCTTTGTGTATCTTATTACGAATCTACAAACCGGACAAAAATACATAGGCAAAAAACTAGCACAGTTTAAACGCACCAAACCACCACTCAAAGGCAAAAAACTTAAAAGAAGAAGTGTAGTAGAAAGC